CTTCGAAAACTGATGGATGATATGGTTAATCCTCGATATGACTTTGATGAAAAGCCAGGAAACATGAGAATCGATTTTATCGAAACCTTCTGCAAGCATACGAAGTCCCCATTCAATGGACAACCTTTCATCTTAGAACTTTGGGAAAAAGCAATCATCCAAACAGCCTATGGGTTTAAGATTGCTGAGACTGGATTAAGACGATTTAATGAAGTCATTTTACTTATTGCACGTAAAAATGGAAAGACAACCTTCATCGCAGGGATCGACCTTGCTGAATTCTTTCTTTCTAAAGGAGGAGTTGATATCGTATGTGCTTCAAACACGAGTGAGCAAGCAAACATTCTCTTTGAAGAAATCAATAACATGCGTGAACAGTCCCCTGCTTTATCAAATGAGAAACGTAGTAAAAAGAATATATTCTTCATCTATTCTCCGAAAACTAAGAACAAAATCAAGAAATTATCAGCTCAAAGTAGGAATAAGGATGGATACAATATAGAGGTTGGTTGTATTGATGAAGTGCATGAGATGACCGATTCAAAAGTCTATGATGCCATTAAACAAAGCCAGTCAACAAAGAAGGAACCCCTAATATTTATCATCACAACCGAAGGAACTACAGTTGGTGGATTCCTTGATAACAAATTAGACTATGCAAGAAAGATGTTGAAAGGTGAAATCACTGACGAACGTGTACTTCCCTGGTTATATACCCAAGACAACACAAAAGAAATCTATGACAATCCTAAATATTGGCAAAAGTCTAATCCTAGTATTGGTGTTGTGAAATTACCATCCTATCTTGAGGATGTCATGAACAAATCGAAAAATGACCACTCAACTAGAGTGACCATGTTATGTAAAGATTTTAATATCAAGCAAGTCGATCAAGGTGCATGGTTGTCTTTTGATGACTTCAACAACGAAGCTAAGTATGAATTAAATACACTCAAGAACTCCTATGCTATCGGTGGAGTTGATTTATCTTCAACTACCGATTTAACTGCAGCTGTACTAGTCATTCAGAAAAAGGATGACAACAAGAAGTATGTTTTAGCACATTTCTTTATGCCAAGCGATGTTGTTAAGAAACGGATGGAAGAAGATAACGTCCCATATGATATTTGGATTAAACGAGGGTTAATTACTCTCACCGATGGAAGTCAGAACGATTTCTCATTGGTGACCCAGTGGTTCATGAAGATGATTCAAGAACATCAAATCAGACCATTATGGGTAGGATTCGATCCCTGGAATTCTCAATATTGGATTAAAGAAATGGAAGAATTAGGATTTAACATGGAGAAGGTTCGTCAAGGTGTTTACTCTCTATCGGAACCAATGAAACAACTGGAAGCAGACCTAAAGAATAAGCTGATCAACTATGACAATAATCCGATCCTGAAATGGTGCTTGTCTAACACCCAAGCCAAAGTTGATTTGAATGGCAATATTCAGCCATCAAAACTTAACTCCAAATACAAGCGAATTGATGGTACGGTTGCACTCATCATTGCGTATGCAGTTTTGAATAGGTATAAGATAGATTACGAAAACATGATGTCATAAAGGAGTGATTAAGTTGGGCATTTTTACTAGAAAGAAAAAGGAAGGGTCAACAAATACCTTCCAGTTATTAAATCAAAACAATACCTTCTTCACTCCTTTTGGAAACAATATCTCAAAAAGTGATGTGGTCAAAATCTGTATTGATAGAGTTGCAAGCCAGTGTGCAAAGCTCAAACCAAGATACATCAAAACTGAAGCAGACAAGACAGTAACAGAGAAACAAGGTAGACTGTCTTTTTTATTGAAACACAAGCCTAACTCACTCATGACACCTTACGACTTTATCTACAAGGTGATTACATTATTACTACTGAATGATAATGCATTTGTTTACCCAATGTTTGATTCTTTGAATGGTGGACTTAAAGCACTCTATCCACTCCGACCGATTTTGGTAGAAGCAGTGGTAGATAATGCTGATGGTTATTACTTGAAGTTCTACTTTGAGGATGGCCAACAATTTATGCTTCCTTATGAGAACGTTATTCACCTAAGGAAGTACTTTGCTTCCAATGATATCTTTGGTGGGAATGGATCATCAGGCGATCATGAAGCAATCCTAAAAACCATCTCAATCAATGAGAATGTGCTTCAAGGCATCGATAACGCAGTCAGATCATCGATGCAGATTAAAGGAATCATCAAGATGAATGGGATGCTTTCAGAAGCTGACAAGAAGAAACAAAGAGAACTCTTTGATATAGCACTCAACGATTCTATCAGCACTAAAGGCAGCTCCATCATTCCCATTGATTTAAAGTCGGAATATGTACCTTTAACAGTAGATCCTAAGTTGATCGATAAAGAAACACTCGAATTCTTACAATCCAAAATACTCGATTATTTTGGTGTATCAGCACCAATCTTCGCAAACAAATATAGTGAAGAAGATTTCAACTCGTTTTACGAGTCAACCATTGAGCCTCTAGCGATTCAGCTATCAGAGGCTTTTTCTTTGGGATTACTCACGGAGAACGAGTTAACTCGTGGTGAAGAGATTATTTTCTATAGTGAACGATTGCAGTATGCAAGCTGGAATACAAAAGTGAGTGCCATCGAAAAACTGATGAGCCTAGGGATCATGACCTTAAATGAATCCAGAGCCTTGCTTGGACTAGAACCTATTGAGGGTGGAAACAAGCGACTGCAATCGCTCAACTTTGTGGATGCGGATAAGGCAAACAAATACCAAATTGGTGAGGAGAATAAAGATGAAAGTCACAGTTAATGGAACGATATCAAAAGAAGCACTCAAAGTGATTCTAGAAACACAGAAAGCAAAATCACAGATTATCGATGAATTTTGCAAAGAAAACAAGATTACAAGTTTTCACTACAAGGATTCAGAACTTGAATACACCCTTGAAGGAAAACCTAACAAACCAAAAATAGAGGTGAGAACCAATGATTAAAGAAACAAGACTTGCGGATGTTAAGTTTGAAGAAGCTGAAGGTAAGATGACCTTAGAAGGTTATGCGATTGTGTTCAACCAGGAAACACTCATCGGTAATGAAGAGTATGGTTTCGTTGAATCTATCGACCATCGAGCATTACAAAACACTCAGATGAAAGATGTCCCGATGAAGTATAACCACATGGATTCCTTCCTTATCATCGCTCGAACTAAGAATAAATCACTGACACTATCGGTCGATAACATTGGGCTTAAAGTACAAGCTGAATTAGTCGATACCCAATCAAACCAAGACATCTACAAGATGGTCCGCAGTGGACTACTTGATAAGATGAGTTTTGCTTTCACTGTTGAAGAACAGTCCTGGAATAAGGAAGGCAAAATCCCTAAACGTACCATCACTAAAATCGGAAGGCTCTATGATGTCTCAGTCGTTGACACTCCAGCCTACGATTCAACTAGTATATATGCTCGTTCTTTAGAGTCTATGGATGTAGAACTAAAGGCTATGGAGTTAGAAGAGCAGAAACAGCATGTTGAAATGATGAAAAAGAAGATCCGAATCAAAACAAACTACTAAATCAAAAGGAGAAAAATCATGAATTTAGAAAAAAGACGTAAAGAAATTGAAGCACGCTTAACTGAGATTCGCTCACTTGTTGAAGCGGAATCAGATGTATCAAAATTGGAAGCATTCGATACTGAATGCAATACCCTACAAGAGGAACGTTCGGTCATCGATAAAAAGATGATGATTGCAACCAAAGTTGATGTCAAACCGATTGTCATTGATACACGCACTGACAATAAGGAAACCCTAGAACTACGCGGTAAACAGCTCCGTGAAAATCGTGTGATTCAAGTGTCAAGCACGGAAGTATTGGTTCCTGAAACGGTATCAAATGGCTTAGCACCAGTTCCATATGCACAAGTATCCACTCTTGTTGATAAAGTCAACATCATCAACTTAAATGGTGGAGAAACGTATAAGAAATCATTTGTGAAATCAAATGGCATTGCTGGAACAACCCTTGAAGGGCAACCCTACAATGAGACTGAACCTACATTTGGTTATGTCACCATTACGAAGGTTAAGATTACTGCCTACACTGAAATCACAGAAGAACTTGAAAAGCTTCCAAGCATTCCTTATCAATCTGAGGTTCTCAAGAACATCAATGTATCCTTGAAAAAGAAAATCTCAGAACAAATCCTACGTGGTGCTGGTACATCCAACACATTCACAGGAATCTTCAGTGATCAAGCTGTTGCATTATCGGATACGACTCCGCTTGAAATTTCCGCAATCACTGACACAACTTTAGATGACATCATCTTTGCTTATGGTGGCGATGAAGAAGTCGAAGGTGGTGCAGTTCTTATCCTAAATAAGAATGACTTGCGTGCATTTGCTGGTCTTCGCACTTCCGAAGGTCGTAAGGTTCATACCGTTGATTACATCAATCAGACCATCGATGGCATTCCTTATGTGATCAACTCACATTGCAAAGCGATCGCTGACAGTGCAACCACTGCAGGTGAATATGCGATGGCTTATGGTTCACTCAAGAACTATGAAGTGCCTATCTTCTCACCGGTTGAAATCGGCAAATCGACAGACTACAAATTTAAAGATGGCATTATCTGCTACAAAGCATCGGTGTTTACTGGTGGTAACGTGGTAGGTTATAAAGGTTTCCTTCGTATCAAGAAGAAAGCCGCTGCCTAATCGGAGGAACTAAATCATGGCCATACTCGATACAGTGAAGAAAGCACTCTTGATTCCTCTAACAGAAACATATGCTGATGAGGAGTTGTTGTCTCATATTGAGGCTTGTAAAGAACTCATTCGTTCTGTCGGTGTGGCCGATGATGTCGTAAATGGTGAGGGAGTCACAATCGTGGATTCCCTCATCCTTATTTACTGTAAGACGTTCTTTGGTTTTAAGAACGATGGATCTGTGAAAGAACTTCCCAAGAGTTTTGAAATGCTCATCAAACAGCTATCATTCACGAAAGGAAGTACTTCCTAATGTTTCCAAGTTCTCCCAACATCAAATTAACGCTTCTAACACTAGACAACACACCAGATAACATAGGGAATCGAAAACTAGTCCTTATCAGTTCTAAAGAGGTTATTGGGATTAATCTTTCAGTGACTTCAAAAGAATACTATGAAAGCAAGAAAACAGACATCAGAATCGATATTGCAGTCAAGATTCAAAGCTTCTTATATGATGGGTTCAGACATGCGTTGATTGATTCAAAGATTTATAAAATCGAACGAACCTACATCAGCGGTCAGTTTATTGAGCTTTATTTTGTTGAAACAAAGATTAAAAAAGGTGATATTGATGGTCTCATTGGATGAATTAGCACTTGGAATTAGTGAGCT